CTCCTCCCTGTGGGCCTCGCGGTACCGGCGCTGGGCCTCGGCGATCTCCTCCCTGTGGGCCTCGCGGTACCGGCGCTTGCCCTCGGCGATCTCCTCCCTGTGGGCCTCGCGGTACCGGCGCTGGGCCTCGGCGATCTCCTCCCTGTGGGCCTCGCGGTACCGGCGCTGGGCCTCCACCATACACCCACCGTCCACGGCCTCAACTCTCACGATTTTGTTCACGGTACACCTCCATTTCCCGCACGCCAAACCTCAGCGCGTCCTCGTGACTGTCCATGTAGATATCCAGGGCTTGTCCATCGATCCCCGCCCCGGTGTCCTCAACAACTCGCCAGCCGACGCCATCTATGTAGAGCTCCGTCCCTGCCGGCAGCACGTCCCAATCCGCCGCCACCGTGCGCCCCTCCTCCGGGACCGTGCCGGAGGCCGTCAGCCCGCCGGACCACTGCCCGCAGCACTTTGCGCATGGGCAATAGGCATACACGGCGTATGTGCCCAGGCTCTCAAGCTCCGGCGTATCTGCCTCCATCAGCTCCCGCGCCAGCACAGGCCCGCCGGAGTGCTTGTCCAGCGTGTGGGCGATGGATGGGCCAGCATCCAGCGCGTGGACTCCGCAGCAGGCCGCAAGACAAATCCCAGTGGCAATACCGGTAAGGACGAGGTCTCGCACTGCGCTTGACGGCACCCACCGCCTTGTGGTATAATTCCTACTGTGTGATGGTATGCGATCCATTTCGTGTACCTCTTCCGTGCCACGCTTGGTGCCAGACAAGCGTGGCTTTCTTATGCAACATAGATTTTTTTGATTTCTACAGCGGTTTCATTGTGGTATTTCAGCCACAATTCGATTAGGTAATCCAAGTGCTCTTCTTTGAGGATTTTTTTCTCTACTTTTTTCTCGGGCTCCATGTGTGCGCCCTCCTTACTGTTTTTTGTTGTCGTGTGCGTCTTGGTTAAGTTCGTTCCCATCCTCTTTCGCCTCATTTCTGTTCCCTATCGCTCCAATAAACCATTCTAGCGGTTTCCCAGTCAGAGCCTCTACGGCCTCGCTGGTAAGTTTACGGGAATTGTGATTCTGCCGGACTAACTCAGAAACCTTGTAATTTTCGTTCACGAGTAAAAATCCTCCTTTTACTTGCGGCTTGAAGGAGGATGTGGTATAATCTTCCTGCAAGCCTGATTGGTCGCTTCAATTAGGTTTGCTGCCTCGCTGGGTGCTTCCGACACCCGGCGGGGCATCTTTATTTACTTGTTCTACCGCCTCCCTCCATTACTGGAGGGGTTTCTTTTCTCCATTGGTGCTCTCTTTTTTCTTGTGCTTCCGTGCGGGCCTATCCCGGCATCCCTCAGCATATCCAGCGATGTAGAGGAGCGCATCTTTGGGGAGGAGGGCTAGGTTGTCGGCAATGCTCTGTGCATCAGCCAGTCTATCAAGATTCAGGTACATGTTGTCACATCCTTTCGTGTTTGATATAATTTTAAGAGGGGGGGTGAAGAATAATGCTTGACCAAAAAACAAGGAAGTTCTTGGTCGTTTTGTCATCGGCCGAAAGGCAATGGGTTTCTAAATCGTACTTGGAGAAAATGGGGATTGATGTTTCTATACTCAATATCAAACACTTGGAAGCGTTAAACTATGTTGAGGTCTCGATTCATCTAGACGAACAATACCGCATTACTCCAACCGGAGAAACCGCCTTAATTGAACACAATCGAGCATTGAGAAGCGATAGAAAAGCAACAATCGCCATAATTCTTTCGGCCCTTGCAATATTCATATCTCTGTTCAGCTTATTTTCAGGCGAACAACAAGAGCGACAATCGCAAGAAGCAGGCTTATCGCAGAAACAACAAGTGACACATCAGGAAGAATATCGTGCCAGTGTCCTTGAAGCCGTTTTTTCATAATTTCATCTCCTTCGCTTAACGATACTTTACCATAGTTTAACGAATAAGTCAACACTTTTTATTCGTCCAGCGAAGATTTTTATTGACTTATTGATTTCGTTGTGATTTAATAAATATCAGACAGGAGGTGCAATAATGTGGATACCATCAACGAAAGAATTGCGTGGTGTATAAAAGATGCCGGGATTAAAAAGGCTGAATTTGCTCGTAGGCTTAACCTTTCACAGCCGTTTGTTTCGGAGCTATGTTCTGGAAAAAACAACCCAAGTGATCGCACCATTGCCGATATCTGCCGAGAATTTAATATCTCTGAACTTTGGCTACGCACCGGCGAAGGCGAGCCTCATATCCAGAAGGACGAGGACGAAGAGTTCCTTGAAGTTATGGAACGGATTCATATGTCAGACGATGATCTAATTAAGCGGATTATAAAGGCATATTGGCTTATGGATGACGACGAAAAAGCCGCCATCAGAAAACTGATAGACGGCTTCACAAAAAAATAAGGCCCCGGTTCCCGGGGCCTTATTGATTATTCCTTATGTAGTTTTTCAAGGATGAGGGCACGCGCGAGGAGAGCTTTTAAATAGTTTTCATTTTTATTCCGAGCAAGGACAAGTTCAATTTCTTTCCTGAGTGTATCAACAGTTTCTTTCCTCGGCGTCATGTTGCGCCCTCCTTTAATTGTTTTTCCGGGCGGAATGCCCTATTTTATATTTGGAGGATTGGAAAATGAAAAAAGGTTTCATTGCCGGTGTTTTGACAGCACTGCTTGTTCTGGCGATGGTAGGCAGCGCTGGGGCTACCAATGGCAAAGTTCAAAAGGAAATCGAATACCGGGATATCAAGGTTTCTCTGGACGGAGAAGTTCTTGATCTGCGAGATGCAAAGGGGAATGCCGTGGAGCCGTTCATGTTCGGCGGCACCAACTATATCCCCGCCCGCGCTCTGGCGGAGTCTCTTGGCCTTGAAGTAGCATGGGAAGAGGCCAACAGCACCGTTGTCCTCACGCATCCAGAATCATCAAAGCCCACATATATCACTCGCACAGGTTCAAAATTTCACAACGATTCAAGTTGTAATGGTGGAACTTATTGGGAAGTCCCATATTCTACTGCCATTGGAATGGGATTGACCCCCTGCGAAAAATGCGTCCATTGAGGTGAGATATGGCAAAGAAGAAAAGCAGCTTGAAAATCCCCGGCCTATCTTTTAGCTGGAAACGTGCAACAGGCATTACAGCGGCAAAACGTAAAATCGCAAAGGCCACAGGAATACCTACAACCAAATCCGGCAGGCGAAACAAAATTGGGAAAATCTTTGGCATAAAATAAAAGATGGCCCCGTCGCCTATGCGACAGGTGACGGGGCCTTATAGCAGACCCACAACTTTACAGACCGATCTGCTATGGGTCTATCTTAGCAGATTGAAAGGTGCTGCGTCTATAATCAAGCCTTGTTATTTCAACACCAAAGTTTGTAATGCGGCTATCCAAACCTTGTAATTTTAAAACCAAACCTTAGAATCTGCTTATTGGAGGCCCCAAATGGAGGTATTAATTAAAGATTTATGTAAGGAGAAAAAAGACTCTTTAAACTTAACAAACCAAAACATAGCAGATAGAGCAAATTTATCTGCGTCTACTGTTAACAACTATTTTTCAGAATCATCCAAGGCCCCGTCTGTCTATACAGTTGGTCCGATCTGCGCGGCTCTCGGTGTATCGCTTGACAGTTACTTCGGGATCAAGTCCAAAAAAGAATCGGATAGGGATGAGGATAACCTAGAGCTTCGCTTGAAGTATGAACAGGAAAAATATTCTCTTCTGCGGAAAGGGATCATACATAGAAACAGGGTCATTACTGCTTTGTTTGTCTTGTGCGCAGTGCTACTTTGCTATGCAATAATTATTGACTTTTTGAATCCAGCCATCGGTCTTATTAGACGATAATTTTGAACCACATGCGTCGTGTGGATAAATTATAGAACATTAGTTCCATTAAAGCAATAGCCACACCTCCCAATTAAATTCTATCTATTTTGTTAAGCCTGTAGAATTTGTCTGGCGAAAACAAAAGAGACGTTTATTGGACTTTTAGTGTGGTATTATATAGCATCTTTGGTGCAGGGCGAGGTATTAGCCCATCAGGACAAGTCTTACCCCACTTGAAAATCTCACACAAGGCGGTTATACTGGAAACAGAAAAGAGGCGCTACCGGCAGACGGTTAGCCCCTCGCTGTGTTACAAGAAGTAACTGCCAGGTTGGGAGCCGGGGCGGTTACTTCCCAAAAAAGTATAAGGCGGCGCTACCGGCAGACGGTCAGCCCCTTATGCTTGAGCTACAAGAAGTAACCGCGCAGTTGGGGAACTGGGGCGGTTACTTCTTTTTTTGCCTGAAAGAACAGGACAATAATGCCGATGATCACAAGGCAGAACTGAAACAGCTCTGAACATGTAAGCATAAGCATCACCCCCTCTTTCGGAGGGGGCAAGAAGTCCCCTCCGGGATGGAGGGGCCAACCGCCTACCGTTGCAGGTAGCGCCGAATTGAGGATAGCATATTGTGGCGGGAAATGCAAGGGGAAGCCCAGCCTAGCACTCGATGTTAAGCAGAGGGTGGGAAAGCTATATTGTTCGCTGTCAGGGGGAAAGGGGCAGGAGTTATGACTCGCGCAGCTTTATATATCCGCGTAAGCACCGAGGAGCAAGCAAAGCATGGTCTGTCTATGGACGAGCAAGAATCCAATCTAAGAGATTACGCGAAAGCGCACGGCATGAAAGTTGTAGATTGCTATTTAGACGCGGGGAAGAGTGCTCGTAAAAGATATACAAAACGTCCAGAATTTATGCGCTTATTGGCGGATATTGAGTCCGATAAAATTGATATGGTATTGTTCATAAAACTGGACCGGTGGTTCCGTAATATTTCAGATTATTATGAGGTTCAGCGCGTCCTTGATGCCCATAACGTTACCTGGAGAGCCACACAAGAGGACTACGAAACAGTCACGGCCTCCGGTCGGTTTAAGGTAAATATTATGCTCAGTGTCGCCCAGGACGAGGCGGACAGAACCAGCGAACGGATTAAATTTGTTTTTGAGGGTAAAAAAGAGAGAAATGAGCCCATAACGGGGAAGGTCCCAAGGGGGTACAAATTGGATGGGAAGTCAGTGGTCATTGACCCGGTCACCGGGCCTATGGTCCGCGCTGCGTTTGATATGTACCTGGAAACAGGATCGATCTCAAAAGTAATTAAAGCATATCCACAGCTTGAGTTGACTTACTTTTCGGCGCGGTATATGTTTTCAAATCCCGCGTACATGGGGCAATTCGCCGGAATATCAATACCCGCCATCATATCCCAAGATGAATATAAAAAAGCGGACTCTCTCCGTGGACGCATTGTCCGTAAGACGACACAAAACCGGGTGTACCTCTTTTCCGGGCTTTTAATCTGTCCCGAGTGCGGTAATCGCTTGGGAGGATTTTCGGCATCCCGAGTGTATAAAGAAACTCATTACTACGGGTGCAGTTCGCACAGGAAAATGACCGGATGCCCAAATAATAAAAGTTATAATGAGGAAAAAATTGAGGAGTACATGCTGGACCGCATAGAAGCAAAAGTACAGACATCAATTATTAGCCGCAATGAGCAGAGAGCTGTATCACACAAGTCCCAGAGAGACGCGATCCAAAGAAAATTGTCCAAGCTGTCGGAGCTCTATATATCTGATTTAATCTCCCTCCAGGATTACAAAAAGCAATTTAGGGCGCTTAATGATGAGCTGGCAGCAATCCCGGAAGATATCCCGGATATTGACATTGAGGCATTAAAATCCCGATTTTGGGGCGACTGGAGACAGTTGTATGATGACTTGCCACGGGACGGTAAGCAATCTTTTTGGCGTAAAACAGTCAAAAAAATCTATTTATCTAGCGATTCAGTGGCCGATTTTGATTTAATCTAAGCCGTTATATAATATGATTAAACCGTCAGGTTTTATCATATTATATAACGCATAAAATGAGCCCCAGAAACTGGGGCTCATTTGCTACACTGCGTCTATTTTCCGCATAACGCTATTGTACACTCTTGTGTTGACTACTTTGAGCGTGTCCATTAACTCATCCATGATATCCCACACCGCCGCAGGGTCTTTGCCCTCCACGGCCCGCAAAAAGTCGCTGTCGCCGTACCGGATTACACGAGTGGGGGCTTCCAGGTCCGCTGGTGTTGCAGAGTAGGCCCGCTCATAGCCTTGATCTGCATGCCGGGTCATTTGGTCCCGGATTGTGTAGAGGCTTGCCAGCTTTGCGTAGTTACTATAGCTGGAGTCTTTATACTCCAGTTCGGCGATTGCTACGCCGATTTCTTTGGCGTCCAACATATGGCCGCCTCCTTTTTAGGTGGACTCTAGCTGGTTGATACAACGGCGGATTGCATCTCGCTCTTTGTCATTACTGGCGTTACGCTCCATCTCTTCCAGCTGCGTCATCATGTGCTCTTTTGCCCCATCTCGGCTATAACGGCCCATGCTGTCGCGGCGGCGCTCGCTATAGTCTCCGCCGTCTCTGCTGTAGTGGCCTCTTACATAATGCTTGCCACGGCTTGCGTAGCTGCTTCCGCGCCCATAATTGCCACGGCCCTCCATCTCCCAGTCTCCGGCCTGGCTATAGCCACCATCCTCATCCATGATAATGATTTTATCAATGTTTTTAATGGTGTCTGTGAGTTTATGGATAGTTTCGAGGTCGCCTGCGGACATTTCCTGCTTTTTTGCGATTTCGTCCAGCTCGTCGCAGAGCATTTCGCGTAGGTCCTCTAAGGCTCTCATGCTCATAATATCTCTCCTCTCCATTAGCATACACGCTCGGCAATCAGATTGCTGTTTGCAACATTGATCGCCTGAGTGCTGGTATTTTCGACTGCTACCGTCACACAGCATCCACGCGGCACCTCGATAAAGACTGCCGTGAACACGTTGAAATAGTCTTCCACCGCAGCGGGCGTTACAATTGCAGTTGCGCTGGCAAGCGGCTCACCGCTCACAGACAAAGCAATGGAGATCGGAGACACGGCCCCGCCGGTGGGGATTGCAATGTTTCCGCCAAAGCTCACTTTGTACCGTGCCCGGCACTGGTTAGTCTGGCCCCGCAGGGTCACAATGCCAGCTCCTTCACGATGGACGATACAGCTTCCCCCAGATACGGAAGTTTCGGTAAGGGGCACATTCTGCCCAGCGGCTACAGTCACAGGGCCAATATTCGTATACTCAGCCATAAAATCAATCCTTTCTAAATGCCTCGATTTCGAGGCGGTTAAAATAAGCGGCGAGGCCATTGCCCCGCCGCTATGTTCAAAATCGGCACGGGGCCGAACAATTTCGTGATGTCACGAAATAGATGCAGTTATGCAGTTTAGCAGCCGCAGGGATTGCAGCAGCTTCCATAAACACCTGTATAGGGGTTTGCCACCTGATAAGCCGGGACGGGCAGAGGTGCGGTGCGGCGAAGAATCTCCGCAGTATTCGCATCCATAGCCGCCTGGAGTACCGCGTTCTGGTTCGCCTGAGACGCAGCCAGCCGGAGACTCTGATTTTCGGCCTGGAGAGTAGAAATCTTATCCTGGCACAGATAATCGAGGATGGCCCTGGAATTGGCATTGGCATTGTCAATAATGTCCCTGGTGTTGTTGTTCATGGTGTTCTGGAGGGCGCATGTATTGGTTGCCATGTTGTAATTCACGCCGTCAATCGCCCGCTGGGTCTCGCAGCAGCAGTTCTGAGCCTGCATAGCCATATTGTTGAGCTGCTGCATCAGGGCCGACTGCTGATTGCACCGGGACAGTTCCGCATTGGAGAAGCCGGTATTGATGGCGTTGTTAAGGGAATAGGTGCTGTCACAAATACCCTGGGTGATGCCGTCCAGCTTGGTTACAACGGAGGAGTGGTCAAATCCGCGCTGGACCTCAGAACCGACGCCGCCGTTCATGCCGCCACCATCTCCTCCCCAGCCGTTGTTGCCCCAGCCGCAGAAAACAAACAAAAACAGGATAATAATCCACCACGCACCATCTCCGCCAAAGCCGCCGAAGCCGTTTCCGCCCATATTGGTGGGTGCAACAGGCATAGTCATCACAGTACCATCAGAACTCAAAGACATATGTAGTCTCCTTTCGCATTTACAAAATAATTTTAAGGTTGCTATATTAAATCGTGGCCACGATTATAGCCTTATTTGGGCATAAGCTGCTGAAATTGTCTCGCCATATTCTGCAATTGGTTGAGCTGACTCTGATTCATTTTTCCGGATTGCAGCAGTTTTTCCACCTCTGCTTTCGGGTCCCCCTGGAAATTCGCCCGGAATTGCTGAAACTGCTGCATCATCTGTGCAAAATTACCCATTGGGCCAGACATAGAGGGCATATTGCCTCCGAGCATAGAAAAGAGCGGATTAGGCATTATCTGTATCCTCCTTCGCAGATTTTCTCGCGGGCTTGGCAGTATCTTTGATTGTCAGAGCGTCTAAACGAGCCGCCAGGGCCTCAACCTCCGCTTTTGTAGCAAACTCTACATTGGGGGGCATATTGGCCGGAGTCGCAATTTTAGGTGTAGCTGTGCGCTCGGTATAGTCGAAGATCCTCAGCGGTTGTGGCATGCCGGACGCATCGGTGCTCTTGATATAAAACGTGCTGGACTCGCTGTCCATCAACATCACGCTATTGCCCGCCGCAACCAAAAATCCTTTTGCGCCTTCTTCACCCTGGCACCAGATAATCCCGTTGGATGTGGGCTGATTTTGCTGCGGCTGCTGCATCTGGGGCGGCTGTACTACGGGCTGCGCGATTGGCTGGAACTGATTCTGCCGCAGTTGCGCAAGCTGATCCGGCATAGGTGGTTGATAATACCCAGGCTGATAGCCGCCAAAATAGGGTTGAGCAAATGCCATTTAAGATTCATCCTTTCTTTCGCACCAGTAATATAACGGGACTCCACCACCAGAATCCCATGTATCGATCCAGTTCCCGCCACTGACACATACCACATGGCCTGACAGAGCTAAAATATATGTACCATCCGGATGTTCCTCTGCAAAATCAGACACGTTGTAACAGTCTGGGCAAGTATCCGGCACAATACGGCGTACAAAGCCTTTAGACCTGAGATAGGCACCCCATACAGAATTTGCTGAGGGAAGATCGCCCATCAAAAACCCCTGGAGAGCTAATCCAATGTAAGTTTCCTCCCAGCTTTGGTCCAGTGCTGTAGAAATTGCTCTGACTGTGCAGTCCCCTACATTTTTTCCGTCTGGGTTTGCATTGTATTTGATATATCTTCCCATTCTCCATTTTTCTCCGCAGTTGAGATTTGAGCATTTGCTTTTATTTTTATGCTCTCATTTGCGCACAAAAAGGATTCGAGTCCATCAAAATCTCCGCAAATATAATACCGGTAATAGATATCTCTGGCATTTGGCTCGGAGAATCCGCAGTTGATAAGCCGTGTTATCATCTCGTTTCCCATAAGGATCACCTCTGCCTTTACTATACAAAAAAATCGCCTCCACTGGGTGGCAATCCAGTGAAGGCGTGTGCGTGTTTTGTGAAATTATGTGTAATTTAGCCTTTGGGCAGTCGATTCGACCTTATCAATGATGCGCGGAAGCCGTCTTGATATTGTGGAGCGCTCGCACCCGTATTCTGTTGCGATATCAATTTGAGGTATTTGCTCTATCAAATACCTCTGCGCTATCCCGGTGTCTGTTTTCCCGAGATTCGCCTGGTAAATTGCCTGTTCAATTTCCGACCGCAATAGATTTTTCAGGGTTTCGGGCATGTTAACGTGCGCTCCCACATTTACACTCCCTCTTCAAAGATATCAAATCTCAACTTGAATGCTAGGTCAGGGATTATCTTATGCTTTGTGCTCCAGGGATCCGATTCGCCGCTCGTGGTCGTCCAGCCGACCATCTTGCTCATCATTGTGGTCCCACAGGCGTTTGTGGATTTCTCGGTTGTGCTCGGTCTGCTTATCCATATCGGTACGCAGCCCCTTGACTTGGATTGTCAGCTCGGTAATGGACCTCGTGAGTGATACAATCGGCTTAATAATTGCCGCCCCAAGGCCCACAAGGGCGATAATCACTGTTACTGTGGTCCACTCCATCGCTTAGCCCTCCTTGCCTCCGGTAAGCTGTTTATAGACCTGATTGACGCCTGTTGCCGCGAGACCGGAGACGATGCCAACTGCAACGGCGGTGATGTAGTCCTGCGCCGGGTAATCCGGCATGATGCGCATCGCCAGCGAACCCAGCGCACCGCCCACCGCACCGCAGATGACCGGGAGCCATTTGTTGTCCAGCGCCGTGGCCTTGGCGGCTTGGGCCACCAGTAGACAGATGATTGTGATCGCGGGCAGCGCCGCAATGCCAAGCTCAGTGATATCCATAGTAAGTACCTCCGTCAAATCAAGTTTAATCTATCTAATACCACGGCTAGTTCCTGCCGGGTGATCGGTTCTGTAGGCCGGGTGCCGTCCATGACACCATTGCTCTTGGCCTTTTGCCACGCCTCAGCGGCCCAATCGGCTGCTGGGATATCTGTGCCATCACCGCCACTCTCAGCCGTCCAGTCGATGCCCAGGAAGTCGCACACGCCCTTTGCCGTGGCCTCTGCCAGCTTGTCCCGGTAGGAGATGTCTTTCAGCAGACCAATGTCCTCCTGGTTGGTGTGGAATCCATACTCGATGAGCACGGCGGGTGCGTCGGTCTTTGCCAACACCGTGTACTCGATCTGGTGGGCGACGCCGCTTCCGTGGAGCCGTACCCCGGCCTCGTGGGCCCGGTTGACAATGGCAGTGGCAGCCACATTGCGCTTGGCCGTCATGGGCCCGCTGGAGGTATAGACCAGCAGCCCCCGCGCCGTCCCCCAGCCGGAGCCGCCATCGGCGTTGGAGTGCAGAGAGACAAACAGGTCCGCTCCCGCCTTGTTGCTCACCTCGCAACGGGCGGTCAGACTGGGCTTGGTGTCCTCCGTCCTGGTGCAGATCACATTGACGCCATGCCGTTCCAACAGCGGGCGGATGCGGGTATACATATCCCAGGCAAATTCTCTCTCTTTGTAACTCCCGTCTGGAGACCCATTGACCGTATCCGGTCCGTGGCCGGGGTCAAGACATACGGTGTATTTTGTGCTCATAGGCTTGTCCTCCTTATCGCTGTCGTCGGGCTCGGATGGGGCCCTCTTTCTGGTGTAGACCAGGATGAGGTTGTGTACCTTCCGGCTGCTGACGATCCGTTTCCCCGCCAGATCACACTGAGAGGAGCCGCCGCCGTCCAGCATGACGGAGCTCTCCCACCCCAGGGCCAGCAGCTCGGCCTGGAGCTCCTCCGGCGTCCGCCCGCTGTCGGTGCAGTAGAGGCACAGCGCCCCGTCCTTGAGCCCTATGGCTGTTCTGGGCCTGCTGCCCCCTACATCCCGGTTATAAATCAGCGTTTCGGCTTTCCCACCCCGCAACAGACACACACAGCAGATGTAATTCCGCCGCTCCGCCGCAGGGACAGAGCGCAGGGTGATGTCCGGCCCTGTGTCCCAGGCATAGCCCCAGTAGGTATACGGGTCCTTAGCATAGGTCCGCCCATCCGCCCGAAGGTGGCACACAGCCTTGGGCCCCTGGTACAGTCCGCCGTTAATCAGATAGTCCGCCCCGGTCTCCGCCTTGATCTCGGCCAGGGTCTTGGCCGACTTGTTGATGTATATCTGGACGCGCTCGATGTCCCCCAGTGGGATGGAGGCGACGTACTTACTCATCGCCCTCAGCCGCCTCCACAGCCCCGCGCATCAGCTCCACCGCCTCGGCGTACCGCCCGGCCCTGTGTAGCTCCACCAGCGCCTTGTAGTGGTCAAATACCGCCTGAGTGAGGGGCGCTCCCTCATTGATCAGTCTGGGCAGATCCTCCGCCAGCGCGGCGTAGTCCACATTCCCCGCGTCCCTGTAGTGGGGCAGCGTGGGGTCCCCGGCGTTCTGGATGTTGGCCAAAAACATATCCTTGGCGTTCTGCGGCTCCGCGTGATTGACTTCGGCGATGTCCATGATCTCGTTGATGTACTCGTAGAGGTGTTTCATAATAAATTTCCTTTCCGGCCAAGTTGGCCTGTCACATATGGATAATCTCTTCCGCCTGATCGGCAGTGATCCACTTCGGGGCCATGGAGCGCACCTGCTCCGCCGTCAGACGGCCCAGACGATACTGGATGCGGATAAACTCAACCATCGCCTGTCCCTCCCATCATCAGCTCCAGCATGGCCGCCTCCAGCGCGGAGAGCCGTTCCGCCTCTGTGGGCGAGATGGGAGGCTGGGCCTGTCCCATGGCCTCCAGCTCCGCGAGCTCTTCTGCTGTCATGAGGATTTTGACATTATCTATTACTTTGTACATATCGCTACCTCACCCAAATCTTTACTTGTCCGCTATATATCTGGTAGTCCTGTACGGCGCTTTGAGCAAACTGGATCGTTTGGGCTTTACCATCTCCCATATTTGCACCAGTGGGCGATGCCGTATTATTTAGCGAGGACGCAGACATCGCGTCATAGTCATAGGTGGATATCCGTGTGATCCAATGGGCTCCGGCAAATATGGCATGTATGATTTGATGCTTGATGCCATCCGTGTTGCGGACGGCCACGTTATTTGTGAGGCTTACCCCATTGACTTTAAGCTGCCACCCCATCGTTTGATTTGACTGTAGCCCCCAGGTCCTGACTGATATCTCTGTTATGTCGGTTACATTCCATTCCCAGTATGCCGTACCCACGTCAGATTCCGAAAATGTATGCTCCCATAGCAGTGTCCACTCTCCGCTCCCACCCGGCGCGCTCACCTTGCCCCACGCTCCGTCCGCCACGCCCGCATACATGCCGTTGTCCTCTACGGTCACCGTGGGGAGGCCGACGCCATCCGCACCTGCGGGACCCTGCGGGCCGGTGTCTCCGGTGTCACCTTTTGGCCCCTGCGGGCCTTGCCCCCCGGTGTCTCCCTTGGGCCCCGCTGGTCCCTGCTCTCCTTCCGTGCCAGGCGGCCCTTGAGGTCCTTCCGGTCCTTGCACACCATCCGCGCCCACTACATGCCCCGCGTTGATGGTGGTGCCGTCTGACAGGGTGATGATAAGGTCGCCGTCCTCATTTACCTGGGCATCTGTAACGGATTTCCCACCGCCACCGCCTGCTTGGTATATCTCATTGATTGCCGCAACCAGAGAGGACTTGTCCGTGGTTTTGAGGGCCGACGTGTCTCCGATTATGCTCAATAGCTGCTCATACTCTGTGGGGCTTGGAGGTTGAGAGGGATTTGCGGGAGATGCACCCTCAACGACCCTGAGGCCATTTGCCGTGTAGATCGTTGGATATCGCTTGTCCCCATTTACCCCATATACGCCTACATGGATGTACTTGCCCGCCCGAAGGATTTCCCACGGGACTGTGCATGTATTTTCTACCAATGCGACCTCAGCACTGCGGCCCATATCGTCCGTAAATACCGCTGTTTTTGCATACCCATCCCAGGCCGCATCAAACTCAAATGCTGCCGTATAGATTTCTACCGAGCCGGAGACCAGTCGTTCAGCCTCTACTAACTCCAGCGTTTGGCCTGTTGCTCTTAGTCTCATGTGGATAGCCCTCTCTCAATTGCTGCTGTGATCTCCTCTAGTGCTTCCACGCGAGCCGTGAGGTCAGATAGACCTGGCTTTGGCAGCGCTGCACGGTCTGCCTCGATCTCCTCATCGGTACGTGCTACTGCATGACCGTCCTCCAGCTTATACCGGGGGATACCGTCGTCGGTGCAAAGCCCCCCATCAAAATAGTGCGTCTGGGCCAAATTGAGGCGGTCACAGGGCGGGCCCTCCTCGATAAGCACCCACCCGTCCAAATTGTTTGGCCGGGTATATTCGCCTTCGCATTGGATAACCCGGCCATGGTCATCTGTTTTAATATACACTCTTGATGTATTGTACATTTTGGCCTCCTCAAAGCTCTGCACTAGCTGTATAATACGTTGTACTGCCGATTGTAATTGTGCTAAGCGCAGGGGTTGTCCTCATTACAGGCCTAAAATCGTCCTTGTTTGTCGGCCTAACCGACTGAGTCGCGAAAATTTGATAGTACCTCTGACACCGTGCCAGTTGCTCCCCGTAATCCGGGATTTCGTTCAGCACCCAATTTGCTGCTATGTCCTGATGGGCAATGGTTTGACTTGCACCAAGTTCGAGCTTGATTGCTTTCATATCCAACCGCTTGCCAGCATCCAATCTGATGTTCAGCCTCTTAGCGTCGCCCTGATAAATATAGATCCCATCGCCATATACCCAGTTAATAACATTGGAGTTTGTGCTGGACCGTACAATCCCGTCTTTGTCCATAATACTTACTGTCCGCGGAACGCCAGCTGGCGTAATGTCATGCTCAAAATATTGGGCGACATAGATATAATTACCTGGCGTTGTATTCGCATTCACAATAGACACATAACCATCATTAATTTCAACGTAGCAAAAATTCGAAAGTCCTGAAAGTATCTTCCACCTATCAATACCATAGAGTCCACTACTATTTGCATAGCTATCCAGACCACGTTGGTTAATAGGATTCACAAAATACCAATTGTCCAGCAGATTACGCCCTGTGAGCTGAGATGTTTTTGTTATGGAGTCATCAATATCTTGGGCGGAGTGTTCGAGCTGTATTACGTCGCTCAAAATCCCGTTGATCAGTTTTTTTATAATACTTGCCACGCTATCACCTCAATAATACAAAAAGGCAATTCCGAGCCCTCCAGTACCACCACGGCTTCCTGCACCGCCGATACCGTTCTCGCCATCCCATTTATTTTTTGTTACATTGTTATTCGACGCGCCGCCCGCTGCACCGCCACCGCCGCCGCCGTTGCCGCCCGTTCCGCCTCTGCCACGGTACTGAGTAGTGGCTGGAGCGTCCGCATCCGCGCCAGCGCCGCCGTCGCCGCCGGTGCCGTATCCATCTCCGCCGTTATAAGTAGCGGAGCCTGAGTCGCCGTCTTTTCCGTTGTGACCTGCTGCTGCACCGCCGCCATAGCCGCCAATACCTACAACGGTCATTTTGCTGCTCTCGTATCTCGCGGTTTCTCCCTGTGCGCCGGGTGTGTATGTAACGCCATTATATACGACGCTTTCTCCTTCGCCGTCTTCTCCACTGCCGCTGCCGCCATTCACACCGTCATCACCGGGCAGCCCGTATGCGACCCCGCTGAACATTTCGACAAATCCGGTCTCAGACGCACGGCCATTTGCGGTAGAGTATTCTCCAAAAGTGGTGTCCCCGCCAAGCGAACCCTCTTGTGATCCCTCTTCTGAGTAGGCACCGAAGACTCCGCCTCGTCCAATTTTCACCACAAAGGTTTGTCCCGGAGTTACCGAGATCGTAGCAATGTAAATACGGCCTCCGGAACCGCCCTTACCAGCTTTACCACCCGCACCAGGCTTACCGCCGTTTCCATCGCTTTTACTTTCGTTGGTGCCGTCTGCGCCTTTTTCGCCTGATGCACCGCCTTGGCCGCCTGAGATGAGGACAAGGCGCGCCTTACCCTTTGCCTCTGCCGGGATTGTGATCGTCTCATCTTCGGTGAAGATACGCAGGTGCTCATAATAATTGCCAATTCCGGTGGGTGTGTACCCCTCCACAAATTCGGTTTGCGCTCTGAGCAAATTGGATATATTGATATCCATGGACTTTATAATGCCCGTTATTGGATCGCCAAACGGGTCATCCATGCTTATTGGGTCGCCTGGACGTTCCGTACCGACCACAAGATCATTGGAGACAGTGCGCGCGTTGCTGTAGTAAGCAAGTACGCGCTCGGCCACATTTTCGGAATTTGCCAGATTTACAAGCGTCGCGTCCGTAACAGTAGCGGTGTTGTCCTTGCTGGCCCCGGCCTCGCCGCGTAAAATTTCCCGTACAATGTGCGTATACTTTTGACCGGTGAGGAGGCAATCTGAGCTCTGTGCCAGTACGGCGTAGTTTACGCCGCTCTCTAAAATTTCCCCGTTGTCAATCCGAAGATCATGTATCGGGTCATCAAACGGCACAAGCACACCAGATACATTGAATCCATTGGGAGTAATGATATCTTCCGCCGCCGCCTCGCCCGAAAACAACGTGGCCGTCTCGTCGGATGCAAATGCTATGTATGTGTGCTCCGCAACCGAAACCGCTGTGGACGGTGTGTTGTAATCAATGCTGCCGCCCGAAAACAAACGGCTCTCTTCGATTTCCGCTGGATCGCTGTCTGTGAGAGCTGTGATCCGTATAATTCCGTTTGCGTCTTTTTTCAGCGCGAGCCCCATCACAAACAAAAGCTGATGGAGGTTTTCTCTTCGCGTCCCGATGGGCAGCCAGTTATAGACTGGGATGCTTTGATATGCCTCGTCTATGCTGTACTCTACCGTGCCGGAAATAATATCCGCGACTACATCGGACAAGGCTTGTCCCGTGTACATACCGCCGTAATGCTGGGTATTGTCCAGCAGGCCGACCCCTGAAATGCAGGAGAGCTTATAATGGATTAGTCCCACCCGCATTACAGAGGACAGAAAAAACTTACCGATCAGCACATCGTCATGGTAGTAATATACTGGCTCGCCATAGACATACTGTGTCAGATCATCCAGTCTGGGCCTGGCTACAAGGAAGTGTCCGTTTGAATCACACAGGAGATATCCGTCCGAGTCCGTCAGCGGGAAGAACTGCGTGTCAAAGCTTTTGACCGTCACATCCAATGTATCAATTGTGAGCTCGTCCCCGGCAATGGAATTTCCGATGAAACAATGTCCCTCCTTGATATCCTTGGCTGTGAAGGTCCGGTCCCCATATATAATTTTATAGCTCATGGCGTCACCTGCGGGTTAATTGGGACAAAATTGACTTCTATTTCGTCCCAGTAGTTTACACCATCCTGCACCGTTCGTATTTTTCTTTTGCCGGATGTATAATATGCTTCGTATATAATGGTGCTTTGCCCATCGGCGGCTTCTAGTGTTACAAAGTCATCAACAGAGTGCTGCACCAGGTAATCCCACAGGGCGTCAAATTCATCTATGTTACCAGCGCTGAAAAAGGTAATTTTATGCCCAATATATGTACCTATGACATCCCTGACCATGCTTCCATTCTTTACTCGCCCGGTGTTGTCTCCATCCAGCACGTTAAAGTTTTCTTCATAGTCCGAAATCGCTATTTTGGCGTCGAAGGGATGACCATTGATTTTGATATAATTTGCACTCATATGCGTCCCCTTTATGCCTTGACTAACTTATATCCACGCCGCTTTGACTCGTCGTCCAACTCGTAGCTTAGGTATCGCGTTAACCCAGATGCGGGCTTTATAGTAATTGTGAGTTGGCCGCCATAAATACCACTGCCTGACTGCATTCCGCGAGCAACGGCAGCTTCAATTTCAGATGCGGGGGCCTCAATGTTCGTACCTTGCTTTTGGTCGCCCAGCACCGCCAGAAACTCCCGGTTCGGTGGGATGACAGCACCGCGGGCCAGAGCCGGAATGCTTTTTAGGTCAATAGCAGAGGACACCCTGGACGAAGCGGAGTCTGCGCTGGTTGTTGGTGCTGAATTTTTTGCGCTTGTAAATTTATCTGTTATCCAGCTTACTTTTTCTGACACCCAGTTTGTGACACTCGACCAAACGCTTTTAAGCCCGTTAAGCAAACCATTGAGTATGTTTTCCCCAATGCCCGCCCAAAAATCAAGTGTGAAAAATTTTGCCACACTTGTATTCCACCAGGATTTAATGTCGCTCCACACTTGCTTTAGTGTGCCCAAAATGGCATCCCAGTTAAGGGTGGCAACCGTGACGAGGCCTATTGCCCCGGCGGCAATAAGTGCAATGCCAAGTGGAAGAAATACGCCACTTGCGACAAGGATAATGCCAATCACAAGGAGCGCTGTGCTTACAATTGCCATAATTTGTCCTATTTCTCCTTGTATGGCACTTACGATCGTTGACCAATTTAAAGCAGCGGCAGAAACCAAGACAACCGCGCCGGCCGCCATAAGGCCAATACCGAGTGGAAGATTCACCCCGGAAAATGTGAGAATTGCGCCAATTGCGAGAAAAGCAGTTCCAACCAAAAGTGCAATATCTGTGACTACTTGTTTGATGTTTTCCGTTGCGCTCTTCCAGTTCAGGGCAGCGGCAGAAGCCAGCCCAACGGCTCCAGCTACCATAAGCCCGATGCCAAGAGGAAGATTTGCGCCGGAAAACGTGAGAACAGCGCCAATTACTAAAAAAGCTGTGCCCATCAAAAGTAAAATGTCCGTGACTACCTGTTTAATACTTGTGGTCGCGCCATCCCAATTAAGCGCAATGGCCGTAGCAAGAGAAGCGGCCCCAGCCAACAGTAACCCAATGCCAAGGGGAATATTGGCACCAGAAAATGTAAAGACAGCACCCAAAACCAAAAGCGCACCACTTACGATTTCCAAAATGCCGGTAATGGTGTTTCTCATTTCGGCATCCATTGACCCCCAGTTTATGGCCGCCGCCGCTGCAAGAGCCGCAGCACCAGCCGCAATAAGCCCGATACCGAGAGGGATATTCGCGCCGGAGAACGCCAATACTGCACCAATTGCCAAAGCTGCCGTGCCAAGAATTACAAGGACTCTTGTAATGGCCGTTTGCAAAGGGCCATCAAGAGCGCCCCAGTTTTCAGCGAGCACAGAAACAAGGCCGATTGCTCCCGCCGCCATAAGTGCAAGGCCGAGAGGGACATTGACGCCAGAAAAGGCAAGAAGAGCGCCAAGTGCAAGTAGTGCACCAGAAACGTACACCGTCAGCTCGTCAATTTTCCGCTTGTATTCTTCTGTGTTAAAATCCTCAAAAATCGGGCTGATTCCCTCCGAAGCAGCCGCTCCAGCGCCTCTCCCTTGTTCGTTTTCAGACAGCTTGTTGATGGTGTCAAAGCTGGCAAGCGACTTCTCCGCGTCTTTTGCCGCGTTCCCTACACCGTTCAGGGCTTCTGTTTCCTTATACAGTCCCTCCGCCGCCTCTGCCGCCTGCTCTTGCGTCATGCCAAACATAGCGGATACAACGCTCGATATGGCGGTGACGATTCGATTCAGAATATTTACAAATGTTGTGAAGGCTGGTATAATGACGTTGAAAAGCGGCTGAACCATCGTCAGTAAAGCGCCCTTGAACCGTCCAACGGCTTCCGACGCTTCATCGTTTACCTTGATGATTTTCCCCATCCACTCTGTAAACGCAGTCACCGCCCGGAACGCAAAGCTGAACATAAGGCTCATTCCGATTGCCCGCCCGATATTGTCGGCAAAACGAGACGCCTGTTTTCTGGCCTGGTTCATCGAATTAGCCAGTTTTTCCACATTAGCGCTTCCGGTAGCAAGATGTGCCTGAATGGCTCCGGCCCGCTCTTCTGACAGGTTAAGCTCTAAGCTTGCCTTACTGATTGCGTTGTTGTAGCTTTCAACCTGACCTTGTACCTTGTTCCATTCGTTTTGAAGCAGACGTACCTGCTCCTTTTGCTCCTGGATTTCCGCTTTACCTACACCGCCGTAGCTTGTGCTTTGGAGAGAAGTCAACTTTGCCTTTGCAGCGTCAAGCCGCGCACCCAGTTCCTTTGACTGTTCCACCAAAGGCATTTTCTGCTGTTGCTTGACATAAATTTGGTCGTTGAGCGTTTGAATCTTCCGGTTAAGTCGATTTAGTTCCTGTTGCGCTTTTTTATCATCAATTCTGGTTTCAATGATGATTGAACCATCTGCTGCCATAAAATCATCACCTTTGGAGGGGAATTGAAATGGGAAAACTGATGAAATGTAAGACTTGCGGGGCGGAAATCACAAAGTCGGAAAAAGCATGCCCCCTCTGCGGGGCGAAGCAGCACAAGGGCGTCTATGTTGCCTGCGCGGTGGTAGCGGCGATCGCCGTCATTGGCTGTGTGGCCGTCGTGGCCGGTTCCATGGGCGGTAGAACGTCCAGCACCCAGAACACTCAGGGCGACCACACAGCCAAAACCTTGACATTTTCCGGTGATGGCTTCGAGGCGGAGTACAAGGGCTGCTCCAGCTCCGACTTAGTGGACGGGTGCTTTTATGTCTCCCTCTCCGTGAACAACACAGGCGACGTAGAGCAAATGTACGTGCTCGATGATGTCTATGTGGAAAATTCTCACTGTTCCACAGGGACAGGCTTGCCCGTGACTGCTCTTCCAGGGAAAGGTGTGACTGGATCCTTCATCGTGTCTTGTGAGACGCCGCTTGAAGATGTTGAAAAAGTGGAGTTCCGCCTTTCTGTCTTAAATAGCGAGACGCTGGACCAATTGACGGAAAGCGATGTGATTACGGTCTACCCAAATGGATGATCAAGGCCGCTCCTTTTGGGGCGGCTTTTTTATGTCCACGCCTTGATTAGCGCTTCCTCTGACTCTGTGTAGCGGACCTTTATATCTACAATTTCTTTATTTTTTCTGTAAAATTCTTGTTCGGTTTTATCCAGCCTTTTGCCTTTTGCCTTTTTGCTTCTAATTCCAACGATTTGGGCAAACAGGCAATCGCCGATTTCCATGTACGCGGAAAGAAAGGTCCACCAGTGTACGCCGCCTGTGTTGGACTCCGTGTCGTACTCTAACGCCCTGGTCTCATAGCCCAGCACCCGGTTTACCGGGGCCACGATGTACTGGAAGTCTTGCTCCCACGCCACAAGCTGAGGTTGCTTTTTTTGCCCCTCCTGCTCCTGGCCGCCGTTGATAAATTTGAAGCACTCTTTTAATGCAACGTCGTAGTCGGTCAGCACCTCGAAGTCCACATAGAACATCTGGAGCACGGCAAGGGCACGATCCTCGTCACTTAGTTCCGGGTCGTTTATTGCCTCAAAAATGTCCAGGATGACCCGGAAGTCATAGCGAACGGCAAATTCCTTCCCGTCTATTTCAACGCTTTTGGGGAGTCTGTAGCCCATGCCGTACTACCTCACTTGTGGTACTTCTGATATTTTGCAGTGTATTTTGCAATTCGTGGATTTGTTGATTTCTGTTCTCTGGTGTATGTGCTGTCGATTTCGTCCATCACGGCCAGCATCAGGTTGCACCACGCCGGAAGCCCAGCGGCCACAGCGTAAACGTTCATATCGCCAAAGAGTACATCACTCACCGGAACGCCAAACAGGCCGTCGATGATTCCCCGCATTTCAGCATCCCGCTCCCTGGCAAAGTCAAACACCTCTCGTTTGTTTGCCATCTTCTCGACCTGGGCCTTATATCCCTCCTGCTTCTTGTCTAGTTCCTCAAAGGCGGAGTAAAGGCGCTCCACAAAGTTGCTGTCTGTTGGGTTAAATGTGACCTCACACTTTCCGTTCAGAGAGTAAGTAACAAGGCCCGATTCAAAGTTCAGTTCCTTCATGTGTTACACCACCCCGCCAGGAGTAAAGGTGACCGTGCTGCCGGTTCTCGTTACTGTGCCAAGGGTACGCTCGCCGCCGTAGGTAATCTCTGTGGAAATTTCCAGGTTGCCTCCGCCCTCGCCGCCAATGCGGGTCACGGCAATGGCGCTCCCGCTGTACCGCTCTGCAAAGGTAGCCTCGCCGGAATCGGCGTAGAAATGAGCGATCAGCATATCCTGGTTGGCAAGAGACTGGGCGTTCTGGTCCTTTACACCAAGATTCCACAGCTTTACTGCTGCATCGTCTCCAGCGTCCATAGGGATAGGGTCAAAAGACTGGGTAATGATGGGCTTCTTCATGGTGGTCCAGGTGTTTCCCAGGATGTCCTGCGTGGATTCCTGGCTCCAGTCCATTTCCTCATCGGAGTCTTCCACGCGCTTGCCGAACGCACTCCATGTGGGAGTCTCTGCGGTCCCTGTGTTAAGATAGGCGATCAGAAGTTCTCTGGCAATGGTCTGGCCCGCCGTAGTGTTAAATTCAAGGTCTGCCATTATGTTTTCTCCTTTCACACGCCAACTTCATAGGTCAGCTTCATCAAAATTTGGTAATCCTCATATCCATCCTCATAGGAGGCAAATTTGGAGGACTGAGTGGTGGGCTCTACTCTGAGCGCCCGAATCTCGTCTCCCAAATCAGGGAGATTTTTTCTTGCCCAGTCACCGAAGTGGTTCAGCCGCTCGTCCGCCTCCAGGCGCTTATCATTGCTGCGCCCCGGCTTGATGCGGTAAATCAGCTTAAATTGGTACTCCGCCTGATAACCGGCCAAGATAAATCGTTTTGTGATATAGGTCCCCTGAATGGTAGACAGGGCCATACCGGTCTCGTCCCCCTGGTCGGCGGTCAGGAACTCATACTTGATGATATCCACCGGCTTCTCCGGGAAGGTGTTGGCCCATACCAGCATTGAGCGGGATATCTTGCCTACTTCCTCTGCCGCCGCCAACATGCGAGGTTTTTCTTTCTTATCAGAGATCATCTTTCACCGCCTTGTCTGCCACACGGATCCATTTTCCCAAGTTTTCGGCCTTGCTGGCTTCGAACCAGTGGTCCTGGGCTTGTGCGTGCATCGCCTTGTTGAACACTAGATTTTTGTCCGTCAACACTTTTGTGGTGCCTTTCCGGGCATAACTGCTGCCAGTCTCTGGGTCTACCATAAGTTTCCCGTTGTACAGATACCTGGATTGAGGGCCAGGGTAAATAATCAATGGGCCGTCCACTTTCGTTCTTCGGTCAAGGTCTCCGGTCAGAGCCGGAACAAACGGAGAAGTGTCTTTTTTTACCTGGAGTGCCACAGTATGCTCCGCTTTGGTACATCCCTCAGCCAGTTTGTCCTTGATTGACTCCAAGCCATCGGTGTGTACCGTGAATTTCGGCATTTCAGACGCCTCCGACTTCCCAATGGGACATATCTCCGCCAAAATTCTTGAAGTCCACCTTGGTCACGTCATACACGTCATCGGGGGCAGCCTCTATGGTCTGCACTGTCCAGTCCGGGTGTACAGCCTCGCCCTTGGCGAAAAAGCAGTTTCGGCCCACAGAGAGGGTCCACAGGGCGGATTTATCCTCTGTCCTCCAGAACTCAATAGGACCGATATACCGCTTTGCCGCACCGGTCACGCCGTCCACGGCCTCCACACTGACCGGAATATAGAGGGTTACCGCGTCCGCTCCCTCCAAGCCGCTTTTCGTCACGTTAGAGCCCTTGGAAGCATCTAGGAGGACTCCACGCAGTATGGTGATATGATTGACCATGGATGGTTCAAAATCGTTCTCCGGGAGCTCTGTGGTCTCTGTGTTATAGACCGTCACAACATGGGGGAACATATCCACAGGAGCACCCCCTTCCCCGGTATAGGAGACCGGTGGTCCCTAAATACTGCTGGGCGATCGCCGTAAGGGAAGCCTGCGCCGCCTGTGCGGAGGAAAGGGCCTGTTGAGCGCTGTCCCCGCCGCTGCGGTAGGTCTTGGACCAGCTTCCTACGCTCTGGCTTTGCAGTTCGCCACCGGAGTTCATGGCGGAAGTCAGAGACTTTTGCGCCAGCGCCTGCGCCGCGTCAATTGACTGGTACTGCTCCGCAATGGCGCAGCAGGCCATTCTCAGCGCGTCCAACTCGCTGTTTGGGGCCGCCCGGCCCTGCGTGTAGTAATCCAGAAAGGAACTTGCGCGCAGGGCAAGGCGGGAAAACTCGGCCTCCTGAATGGCTGTTCCCAGGTATACAGTTGTATAATACTCATAGTCTGCGTAAGCCATTGCAAAGCCTCCTTTTAGGTCGATTTTGTGACGTTTACGGAATAAACCTTCTGGGCCGTCCCGTTTTTCACTGTAATGGTTAGGGTGTTTGCCCCGTCGGTCCAAGTCGCCGCCGCACCGTTGTCAATAGGTGTCTCGCCATTCAGGATGGTAATGGTCGCTGCCTCATCCTCCGGTGTGGCGGTCACTGTATTTGTCGCATTTGTGGTTGTGGCTGTGTACTCCGTCGTGTTTGGGTCAAACGTCGGAGTAAGCGTCAGCGCGCCAATCGTCAGCCCCGAGAGGCGCGCGCTCATTCCCCCGCCGGTGCGTATACAGCAAACGGGAATGCCTTGGTATTCCCGGCATTATAAGCGTTGATGGGGTTGGGAATCTCCCACCCCAGACGCATGACCGCGCGGAGCGCCACCATATCGTTTTGCATCAGGTTATAAAGGATGTTACCGGTTGTGGGGTCCTGCACCACGCCGCTGTCGAAGATCTTGAAGGTCATATCCTGACGGATAGCATAAACCAGTTGGCTCCAATCGCCCACAATAGCGAGGGATTCGTCCGGATCATAAGCGCCGTTTACGGGGAAATACATGGACATACCGTCCAAGGCATAGCGGGTATCTCCCTGCATATCGGTCTTAAAGATGGGCTGTCCGTTTTTGTCTACCAGCCCGCGCAGCTTGGCGCGCATCTGAATGGCAGCCATTACGCCGTTGGGGATATAACCGCTCTCCTCCACTTTGGCGATCACGCCGCCCTCGCCCATGATATCCTTAAAAATATCACTAGTGGCAGTTACAACGGCGCTTGCAGCGGTGGCCGAAGGTACAAGGCCGTCGCGCCAGGAGGTAGGCTTATCCTTGCCATACATAATAGCGGCGTCGATGACCTTTCCGAATGCCTCCTGGATACGAGGCCGCGCCTCACCCCAAATGTCGTAGTCGCTGTCGTCCAGCACTGCCTCGGGGATAGGGACAATGACGGCGATCTCCTCAGCGTAAATTTTCTTTTTGTCCCACGCCATATTGGTTGTCTTTTTTAGGGACGATTTAGAGTCGGTTGCTCCGGTGGCTGCCTCACCGTTGACAAAATAAGCGGTGGGCAGAGCGTCCAGTACATTGAGGGCCTGCGTCTTGCTAGTCATGTTGGGCAGCCGTCGGGCCATCCGCAGCACAGCGGACTCCGTTACAGCACCCTGGATAATCTCGCGGGTCACGGGCTCGGGAATAAGCCCGGAAAGTTTGCTTCTGTCGATAATATCGGCCATTGATAGGCTCCTTTCTTACTTGAGTGCGCCCCGGATCAGGGCATTCATTACGTCGTTTTCTCCTGTTTTTTTACTCCCGCCGCCCACGGGAGCGGTCCAGTCGAAGGTTGTTTTCTTTCGGTCAGCGGTCAGGGCATCCACGGCCTGCTCGAAGGTGGTCTTGTCGTCCACCATCTTCCCCGCCTTGAAGGCGATAAACTCTGCCTCCTCGCCGGTGATGCCCTTGGACGCAACGTAATAGCTTCTTTTGAGCTCCTCTAGTTCAGCCTGGGTCGTGGAAAGCGCGCCGGAAGCAGTTTCGGCCTCCGTAGTTTTGGCCTTCAACTGCTTTGCAAGCGAAGCTGCCTCTGTTGCCTTTGTGTCAAATACATCCTTTTTCACATATCCAGACAGATCAACGGGGGCCGGGATTTGAAGGCCGAGTAGCGCTGTTACTTTTTCATCGGCGGTCATGCAGTCAAATCCTTCGATGGTGCTTGTGTCAATGTTCGCCATGATGCTTCTCCTTCGGGTTTTATAGACTTCTCTGTCTTATTTTGGGTTTTTCGTCTTCTCTGACGTTTGGGTTTTAATGTCTTCTCTGACAATGCTTTTATGTGTATTTAACTTGCATTCGGTCTCTTTGCAACGGCAGCCCCGCCGCCTCGCTGAATGCCTTATACTCCTTGTTCAGCCGTCGGATACGGGTCGTCACTGCTTGGGCATCCTCTGTCAGCCCTGCGGCCTTGTATGCGGTCTGCTCGCGTTTCAGCTTACGGACGGTGCGCTCTATCTTCCGCTGCTGCTGGGTGGCCTCATAGGCTGTATAATGCTTGCCCTCAAAGTCCACGTCATGGCCGTCGTCGATGTGCTCCAGATCCTCGTCGGTATAAGTGCGCTCCATCACACCATCCACAAACGCCGTCCTGATATGGCGGCAGTTGGCTCCTTCCAGGCCGTCCACATAGCCCAGGCCACACACCTCGTAGATGCTCGGATATTTGTCTCCGATCCTGACGGAGTAGACACGGCCCTGCCATTCCTTGTGGTTCTGCCAGCCGATACCGGTGTCACGGGCCCCGATATGAGCGGACACCTCAAAATACGGCGTTTCCAGATACTCGGCGCTCTGTTCCGTGTATTTGGAACAGAGTTGGGACACGCCCGTCATCACCGCCCGGCGGGCCGCCACGTCGATCTGGTCCCGGTGCCCGCTCTCATAGTCCACAACCTTGATACCGCTGTCCGCCAGCTGCTTGACGGCGTTTTTGATGGCCTGGTTGTAAGAGACAGCCCCGCTCGTGATCTGCATCTCCGCATTGTCCAGCGCCCATTGATAGGATTTTGCAGGCTTCAGCATTGTCCGCCCATTGTCCACCAGAAATCCCATGGAGCGGGTCAGGTTTCCAACCTCCCGCTGTGCCTGTGCCATGATAGCGGCAATCTCGGTGACACTCACAAGCATTTCAGGTGCCGTTACCTCCGCAAGGTCTATGACCTCTCGGTAGTACCGCTGGTTACGCTCTACTACGTCGTCCAGCAGCTTTTTAAGGTCCCTCTGGCCGATGTTTGCGGTGCGTTGGATGGCCTTTTCGATTCCATCCAGGCTGATGCCGTGGGAGCGAAGCGCCCGGATGTCCTGCACCGTGACTTCGTTCAACTCGCCAGCCAGTTTCAGCCGGGAGCATATCTCGTCAAGTAGGGTCGCCTCCAGACTGCGATACAGCTCGGCCATCTCTTCCGGGAGGGCATCGAGAAGTTCCGGGGTGAATGGATATCTCATTCAATCTCCTCTTCCTACTCGTCTGTCATATCCTCCATTTTAGGAAGCATCTTTTTTGCCGTGGCTTCGTCCTCGTTGTACCACTTCATGCGGTACTCCCAGTCGTTCATGATGCCCGCTGCAAGGTCCTGCCGGTCGTTGTTCCGCTCCGTGGTCTTGTCCTCAATGATGGAATCATCGAAATCAATAGTGACCTCCGCATCCTCACTCAACCCTGCACCCATAGCTGTGTTGCCTAGGCGGAGAATAATCCGGCACAGTTCCTTGATGGCGCTCTCCAGGATGATCTCATGCTTTTTTATGGTGCGGAACATAGTGCTGTTCTCACTGATGACCTGAGTAGCCGTGGTGATGTTCCCGCCGTTAAATCGATAATACGTCTCTCCAAAGCCGCACTTGCTGGAAAGCAAATTGAGTTGTGTCTGAATGCCCTCGCTGTGCTCCGCTGTCCGAAGCTGCATGTCGATTGGCTGGATGATGGCCCCACCCTCGATGTCTTCCGGAAGCACATAATAGGCCAGATCATCAGGGTCAAAAACCGGCTCCCCGTCCAAATACTGTTGTGCGGAAGGCTTGACCATCACCCGCTTTTTCCCCAGCACGAACTCATTGACGTAGCTGTCAAAAGCAATATCTACGCCCTTCATGCTGTCGATGGCGTTAGCGTAGACCGAAATCCCAAGTGGAATGGAGTAATCGAAGTTGTTGGCGATATTAGGCCGGTCAATGACGAATTGCCTCCGGTCGCTGCCGGTGTGGACAACAGGGGGCACCCTCTCAAAGCCCTGCACGGAGGTCAGCTTTACCTCAGTATCTACGTTCTGGTTCCGATATGTATACAGCCGGTTCTCAATGTTGTACAGGCCGTCGACCTTCCGGTGGATTTGCAGATAGCAGTAATCTTCCCCGTTTACGTTGACGATGCTGTCAAAGGCACATTCAGTAATAACGCCATTCTGCCAGGACAGGGGCCAGATATGCTCCACCGTTACGTAGTCGATGACGATATCTGTGGCGCTGCCAGGAACCGGGCCCGCTTCCGTGACCCCCATGCCCACCACGCGGGGGATAAAAGCCACCGTTCCAAGAGCGAAGGCCATTTCCTGCATCTCGTTGGAGCGCACGCGAAAGTTGTTCTCCTTCAGGACCCGGTCAATAAACTCCTGCTCCTTTGTGCCATCCAGAGTGATTTCAACCCTCTCATTCATGAGAAGATTTGCCCAGTCCTCCGGGATTTTCTTTCCCATGTTGAGGGTGTACCGCTTGCAGCGCACCATCCCGGCCCCGTTTCGTACCCGGTAACGGTGGAACCCCTTCACGTCGCCCTCATACCAAGACTTCCACTCCTGCACTTTTGTGTAAAACTCCTCCGGCACGGTGGAGTAACCAAGCTCTTTCAGTTTTTCAGAAATGTTCAACTCATCACCTCATCACCGGAAAATGTCTCACTAAAATGGTATTGCAAAAATATCTGATGTCATCCATAGCGTGGTCATCCTCTTTGATGACTTTATCCACCGTGGAATCTTCGTCCCAACGATATAAGCCAAACTCCCTGATTGTGTCCCTGCATCTGCGGTGGACTTTCAGCCGTCCGCTTTTGAGATACACCGCGGTTCTCCGGATACCGTCCAGCACGTCATTGTTCGCCTTAACCACACGGAATGCCCCATGCCGGAACACTGTCGTAATAAAAGACGCTGCAGACGGGTCGATCACGGCATACTCCACGTTGTACCCCTCCGCCAGCACCAGGAGCTCTTGATAATACTCCTCATCCGTCTTCTGGAATTTTGTTCCTTTCCCGCTGTGGTAATACTCCCTGATGCGGGTCGCCCCGCTTTTTGTAACGCACCACAGCCCCGCAGAAAATGGGTTTAGCGTCCCATAGTCCACAGATATGTAATAGCGGCCAGCAGACGGCTCCTCATCTGTGATACATTGCTCGCCAAAATGCGGATAAACCAGCCCTTCCGCCACCACCCACAGACCGCGGATATAGCGGTCGTAGAACACGCCGGTGAACATGGATTGATACCGCTCCAAGGTCTTTTGGCTCAGACCGGGGTTGTCCGTCATCTCAAAGCGGAGATACAGGGCGTTGCGCTCCTTGTGGCGCTTGATCCACTCCAGATAAAACCAGTGCTGTGGGCTGTCCGGGTTGCAGGAGAACCACAGCTTTGCCCCATCCACCGAGCAGCGTGTTAATGCCTGCTCCACGAAAGACCGGGGCATGAGTGCCACCTCGTCCAGCAGCACTCCGGCCAACGTCCGGCCCTGGATCAGTGCGAAGCTACTCTCGTCCTTGCCGCCGAACACCTCAAAGTAGTTGGTCACAGCGCCCCGACGGACCTCCAGCACCTTGTCCGCCCGCCGCCAGCGCATGGTATAGCGCTCCTTGGCCAGGCTCATGGAGAGAAACGGCACGATTATATTTTTACTGGCGCTGTCCACCGTCTTACCGCAAATGCCAAACCGCTGGCCAGAGAACTCCCGCATGGCCCAGTCCACAAAGGCCCACATCATGAGGGAGGTCTTGCCGGACCGGACAGCGCCGTCACAGATGATGGCGTCGTACTTGGAGTAGGGGAAAGCCAGGATTTTCTTTTGCTGCGGGCTAATCATAGCGCCAACCTCAACTGCGCAGTATGTTCTGCAAATCGCTTTTCCTGAGCGTCAAAATAGTCCTTGTCGATTTCCAGCCCAACAAAGTCAAGTCCCGCGTCATAGGCGGCTATGCGGCTGCTTCCGCTTCCAAGGCGAGTATCCAGTATTTTGTCCCCGGGTTTAGCGTAGCGGTTGAATATCCAGGCATAGAGGGCAACCGGCTTTTGCGTGGGGTGGATGCGACCTGCTTGCGCAGATGATAAAGTCACCCTCTTTGCTGGAGATGTAAAGCTCGTCCAAGCGAGCTCGAAACTCGCAAATGATACATCCTCGGAAAATCCTTTATCCCAACAAATCCAGCAAGGTGTATCCGCTTTGGGTATCAATGATATAAAATAGTTTGCGCCAAAAATGATTTGATTTTGGCTCACTCTAAACAGTTCTGCAAAGTATTTCCCCGTTGGTGGTGCATCATCCCATTCCACTTTTTTGTAGTCGCTATGTTTGTCTCCTTTTCTTCGCCCCATATTATTGCTAATGCTTATCCCATACGGCGGGTCTACCACAGCCAAATCAAACGCCTTGGCGGGAAGTGACTTCATGTATTCCATGCAGTCCATGTTATAGGATTCATTCATCGCTCTCCAACTCCTTCCCCAATTCTCTCAGGCTCCTGCTCAAATCGTCCTCTTTCGCAGTGTCCGCAGGGCCGCCGCTTATCGCTGTCCACTTGTCAATCAGCGTCCCCATTGCCGTGGTAATCTGGGCTGGGGTTGCTCCCTTTAGCTTCTCCGTGTCGTTCAAAGCATCCAGCCCTCTCCCCAATATTTCACACACGATATTCCGCTTGCTTTCCATGTAAGCCAGGATGTCGGTGGTATTTTGCTCTTTTTTCTGTTTGAGATTTTCGGTGATTCCTTGAGATTCCTCAACAACACGGCGCACTGTTTGCCCGCAAACGCCGTTTTTCTTCGCTGTGGCGTTATAGCTTTCGGTTTCCAGATAATCGGCCACTATTTTCTTTTTTTGCCTATCCGTCAGCCGTGCAGCCATGATCGCCACCTCTCATATGGTTTCGTTTTTTCGGAGGAGAGAGCGTATCCCGGCACCCGCCCTCTCCTGATTTGCTGCGGGCCACCCGCCGCAGCTCGGGGCACATCCATAGGGCCGTCCATATCCTCGTGCGGGTAAGGGCGGCGAATAAAGCATACTTTCTCAGGCTCGCGAAGTCCCGTTGCGGTATGCCAGCGCGCCGCGCTCCTAATCGGCTTGCCTGTGTTGCTCTCCACAGCGTCACAGTTGCTATCGGTCTGTGTTCCGTCCGGCTTCCACGGATGGGAGCGACCCAATATAGCAGGTGGACTGAGTTGCACAGCCTGGGCGCTACCCTGCTTCTGGCGCCTGCATATGTGCGCCTCCCGCTTAGATTGTCACACCTTGCGCCCGAGGCTGACCTACAGCCCCGAATGGTACGCACGGCAGTTTTCAGCGGGACGGCGCCGCACAGTCAGCTCCGTGTCATTTGGAGCGAGCTACAAGTCCGACTCTAAAGTAGAGCGACAACATCGTTGCCACTCCGTAAACCTGTCGGCGTGGTTTTCTGTGCCCTCGACCGGACTCGAACCGGCGTACACCCATATCTTCGGGCCGCTCTTACCTCATAAGCTACAAGGACATATAGCCCTTACGGGCTATGTTGCAGGTTTACGGCTTTGCCTGCGGGCCGTTGCCGGGAGGGAGGCCCGGCGATGGGAAAGGAGGAGGAAATGGAAGGGAGCGGGAGGCATTCGCCCCCACGCTCCCATTGTCGCATAGATGCTGGTTTCCGCTCATAAAACTTTATGAGTGCGCAATATTTTCTGTGAGATTATAAAAATTTAAGGTTTATTCATCCTCCCCTTTACAAAGTTCGTCCAGGCTAATGTTATAATATGCCGCGATCAATTTTAAAGCGGTCATTTTGGGCTCTACCTCACCCCTCTCATATTTCCGCAAAGCGTCAGGGCTTAGCCCCATCAACTGTGATGTCACCGTCATACTCCTAACTGGACGCCTGCTCTCCCTCAGTCTCCTCAACCTCTTGGAGAACTCATTCAATGGCTACCCCTCCTAAAAAATATCAGATAATTTTAGCATTTTGTATTGACAATCCGGCAATATTGGCGTATAATATAATCACAGCAAGGGACCGGGCAGATCAAAACTAGGAGGAGCAAAAATGGAGAAATACGGATTGACGGACGAAACTATCGAGATCCTAACGGAAAAAGCGGAAAAAATTATGAGCGCGTATGATAGCTACAAGCTGAACGCACGAGAGTGGGAAAACTACGGAAAGCACCGTGTATATGTCACGGTTGGCGGCTACTACGGCAGCAGCCTCAAAAAGACATATAAACTTGCTTGGGTCGATATGGACAACGAGCAAAAAATCACTTGGCAATATTAACACAGGAAACGTCCCGCCCCGGAAGTCACGAGGGCAGAAGGAGAAAGAAAATGAAAGTAAGAGAAGTTATCAAGATTAAAGAGTGGGTTGACGGGAGCGGGTACAACTATGAGGAGACATACAGCGACAAGCTTGTAGACGTAGCCGCCGAGGAGGACGTACAAGGAGACTTTGGCTGGGACTGGTGGGAGAAAGTTGAGCCCGCCACTGGGACCGGGGACTTGAGGATTGTCGCGGAATATCACAGAGTATCAGATGATACGATGATCGCAAAATTTGAAGCATGGCAAAGCGAAATCTAAAAACAGAAATCTCACCCCGGAGCTCACGATGGCAACAAAAAAGGAGGATGTAAAATGGAAAAAGCCAATGAAATCACTCTTACCGCTATGTCCTACTTCGGCGGGAAAGCAGTAGTCAAGTTTTCTGAGGACGGATGGGATGTCGTGTCCGATGACCGCAAAGCCCAAGATGGATATCTCCACTTGGACGCTTCCGCGCCTGGCGGCATCCCGGATGACTTAACCGAGCCTGTCAAAATACAGCTTATGCGTTACCTGTACAAGCATCACCATGACCTCCCCGGCCTGGGAGTTCCACCTCAAATCAAGTATTTTAGGGGATATAGTCTGGATGACGTGGAGCGGCTCGGTAACGACGGTGAGCACGGATACTACAACCAGGTGATCAAATGAGGAGGAAATACGGCGATTGCCAGCGTGCAGACGGTGACTGCACTGTCTGCACGCTGGTGTCTTATGGACACGACTGCCGCAATAAGCCAATCACCAATCTGGAGTGGGCCCGCCGCAAAAAACACATGAGTATTGGAGAACTGTCCACACGGTCTGGCGTCAATGCAAGACAAATCCAACGGATCGAGCAAGGCGAGGGCAAGATGGGCAATGTCACCCTCACCAATGCCCTGGCCCTGGCGGACGCACTGGGCGTGGACGTGAGGGAGCTGCTATAGTGGCAAGCACACGTTTTCCAAGTTCCGGCAACCTCTCTTTGACGCTAATCCACTCGCTCATGCTGTTCGCCCTCCATCTCAATCAAAAACGCTGCATTGCAGGCCAGATGCCACAAGTGAGGCAATCCGCTCTCCTGGTCGTACCGCTCACCTTTGAGATAATACAGCCAGTGTCGGTACAAAGCGTCTTTATATCGCTGCGGCTCGACCTTGCGCCAATTATCCGGATCGTGATACTTTTGGCATCCATACTCCCGCACTGCGGTCACAGCGGCGATCAGGCTCACAGGTGTAAGTGTGTGGCGCGGCTTCCCGACGTCGGCTTTTGCGTCTTGGTTCATTGGGCACTTCCGCAAATTTCTAATAGTCAGCACTTCCCCCGTCTCAGGGTTCCGAAACTTCACGTTCATCCTCCTTTTTCTCCCACTCTCTGCACCACTGGTCCGGCTCCGTGAAGTCGGCGCAGCACGGGGAAGCTCCGTTAAAGCACACGCCCTGAAAGTCCTCGTACCACGCGCAGGTGGCGCAACACTTAGTCATGCTTGTCCTCCTTCATCGAAGCGCCGCAGTTGGGGCAAATTGCAGTATTTATGATGTATATCGATCTGACGTGACAAGCGCTACAGGTTCCGCACATACAATTTCTGTTTAGACTATTTGGCCCCAAAAACTCCCAATGCCCGTGCCGCACCGGGGCAACATCGGCTCCCGGTTGCGCATTCACCGCCCACAATACATCTTTCAATAAGTCACAACCGTATCCATCGCCAATGTCGGCGTGAGCATCCCGCCAAGTTTCCAATTCTTTATACAACGCTTCTCGTTTGATATACTTATCCATTCTTCATCTCCTCCAGCGCCACCTCTGCTTCCTCGCGGGTAAGAAAGACGGTTTTCCCAATATTTTGAATTTTGTATCTTGCGGAAGTATTGCAATCTCCGCCCTTTAAAATCACCCCGAACCCGAGGTCTTTTCCATTTTTGACCTTCTTCCAACTAATTTCGGTCACTTCTTTTTCTCGAACATACGGTTTATAGTCGCTTTGATAATCTCCTGCATCAATGACATAAGCAGCATCTCCTACTTTGCACGGCAGCACCACGCACCGTCCATCCCTGTCCGCCTGGGCCAGTTCGGTGATGCGTTCCATCGTAAGGCCAAGGCTCTTGTAGTAGTCCGCAATAGCAAAATCCGGGTGACGGGTAAGGGCCACTATTCCCTCCGGCTCCAGGCCGGTGTCCTCGTAGCGCTTCAAGGCCAAATAAAAATCCATTGCGTGCTCTCGCACTTTATTTGCATCAATTGCTGTGCGCCCGGTAGTGTGCTCATCAATGCGCTTATCCGGTACGGTCATCCTCTCCATGCTCATCCCTCCCCCAAAGCTAGTTGTCCGCCCCACTGCTCAGCCATAGCGCGAGCAATCCCCGTAAATGTCTTTGCTCGATTCTTTTGGCGCTCTTTTCCACCTCTCATAAACCATGTGCCCGCTTCGTGGCAGCCGCATTTCGGGTCAACAATGTCAGTAGGCTCCAGCTGCGGCAATCCTTTCAGCCACAGACGGGTCTTTTTCTGGACCGGGTGCCCGAACATCCAAGGCTGCACCTCCTGGGTGTACGGCGGCATATCATAAATTCTGCTGGACACTGGATTTTCTACGCAGATATGTGGGCAATTTGCTTGCAGGAATTTCAAGAAAAAGGCTTTTGCCTCCAGTCCCATCTGATATCGCTCCTGGTTAAGCACGCCGCCTCGAAACAGGTGTCTTGCGCCTGCATTGGATAAGTAAGTACAGGGCGGGAACGCTAATATCATATCCCACTGCATTTTGAGCAGTTCCAGCGCATCGCATTTCAGGTGCCACTCTGGATGTCCTCCGGAGCACGGCTCTATGTCGCAGCTGTACGCCTCGTGGCCCAGCGCGCGAAACGCTTTACACACCTCCTGAGATTCCTCACAGGCTACCAGGATTCTCATTCCCGCAATCATCCCTCTCCCGCTTCGCTTGCTCCAGCTCGGCCAACAGTTGGGTGTTTTCGGCTTGAAGCTTGGAGATGGCGTAGGCTGCCTCCATGCACAAATCCATAATTTCAAGCGTCGCCTTGTCTTTGTACAGGCTTTCGGTCCGCAGCCGCTCAATCAGCTTCTTAACGTCCATCAGGGCCCTCCTCTCCTTTTGACCCGCGCATCCCGCGTCCAGGTCATGCTCCCATCCGCCAGATAGTCCTGTAGATGGTATACCGTCTGGCCGCCGCCCAATGCGTTTGCGAGGTCTAACAGGGTATTGCGTGCCTCGCTCATCGTGCGGAACTTGGTCAGGGTCACAGGCAGGCGCGTGTCGTTGTAACTTGCCGCTAAGATCACCGCATCTGGCTTCTCAACCAGGACAAAACGCTCCACAAAAGCCGAATCAACCACCTGGGACTGATTCGCGCTCACAATGTACATCCGCAAGCTCTCCTTTCCGCCTAACACGGGATACCATCCCGTGTCGCTTCCGCCACATGAAGATTGCCGAGCTGCACACAAAGCATGGCGATGTCCATGCTAATCCAGCCGCTCAAATCGATACCCTCTTGGGTCCTGTGTCTTACCGTTGAGCCGCCTGCATAGCCCAGTCCTGCTAATTCCGTTTGCCTTTGCCGCAGCAGTTATACTTTTGTACATCGTCTCCGCGCCGTTCCGGTCGCGCCGCACAACTGCCTTTCGCCTCCCGGTGCCGCCCCAGTGCTTCCCGATCTCCTTATTGGTGGTGATGACCAGATTTTCAACTGCGCAGTCCATCTTGGCCCCGTTTTTGTGCATGAGGTGCATGTTATCCCGTTTTGCCCTGCCCCCGAAGAAGTAGGTATCCATAAGCCGCACCACCGCCACTTTCTGCGGAATACCGTCAGCCTTTCTGAGTGTCAGATAGGCCCGGTTTCGTGACAGATGAGCACTCACCCGTACCCAACGCCCATCCTTCGTTTGCCTCTGCACCTCTCCCTGGTCGCTGATGCGATAAGGGCATCGGTAGCCCTCGATCATCTTCCAGGTCATCCTGCCGCCCTCTTTCTCCCTCGGTTTGACCCGCCGCGCGTCTCGTAGTCTTTGCATCCGACGCCATTGCCGTGGCAATACCTCCTCCGGATTTTGCATGTTAGACACCGGTCAATGCTCTCTTGCGGTTCTGCCTGGTGGTAAGCCTCATAGGGCTTGTCCGCCTCCAGCCATGGCCTGTGAGCGCCCTTGATCTCGTCAGCCGGAGTCTGATTCGGTCTGTCTCCCCAAAATCCAAGGTAATCTTTCACCGCTCCACCTCCAATGCGCTGTAGAGCGTAAACCAATCCTCGGCGTCCATGATAACGACCCACCTGTGGTCATTTTTCCGATGCGCCACAATCGGTATCTCCCCACGCTTTGCGTCTCTCTTGGCCTGGAGCATAGCCCCGTACAGGTCAAGGCGCTCCACCCGTTTGACCTCCTGGTGGATACCCGGCAACCCCACAACATCAGAGGCGTCTCCAGACTGTCCGCAATACTGGCTGGTGCGGCGGCAATCATACCCGTGGTCCCGGCAACAGCGCGCCCATTCCCGTTCTCCTCGCTTGCCCTTTTCACGGCTCATTTTCCCGCTCATCCTGCTTTTTCGCCTCCAGATATCGTTCCATCCAGTCCAGATCGCCCTCGATTTTCTCTGCATCGTCTCCAGTACCCCCGTAATACCCGCTTTTGTGGCCCTTGCCTTTGCCAGGGGATGGTCGTTCGACATTTTCCAGCCTGTCCCAGTCCTCCAGGCATTTCACCCCTCTGGCCTCTTTGTCCCTCAAAATGGCCCGTATGTACGGCCATGTAGCCTTTTTGCTGTCCAGCGCAACGTCAAACGCCCGCTTGCATACCGCCTCTCCCATGCGCCGGGCATACCCGCTCAGCTCTTCCAGCGACGCCGGGGAGGCAGCCGGGTTTACCCGGTCCAAGTAATCGGCAATGACGGCGGCGGCTTTTGTATCTCCCCCGACAGGGGGAGATATTTTTAAACTATCGTTCTCTCTCTCTACCTCTACCTCTCTCTCTTTCTCCTTACCCGTTTCTTCCTGTTTGTTATCGTTTTGTTCTTGCTTTGTTTTCGTTTTGCCGCTCCTGTTTCTCGCTTTGTTCCGACCGCTGTCCAGTGTTGGACGGATCAACGTGAAACAAGACGCGGGCACGCCATACAGCTCCGGCTCCTCTTCATCCAGAGCATAGGCGCACATTGCCATGATGACCGCCTCACGCTCTTTTTTGGGCAGCGTTTTCAGCGCCTCATAGTAGCTACGGTAAAATGTAAATTGCTGTCTCTCCACCTGCTCACCTGCCCGTCTATTGTCGGTCCATCAAAATGGGAGATTACCGTCGTCCTCCTCCAGCTCTGCGAACTGGTCCACGTGCTGCCCTGGTGCCCCGTAGGGCGGCGCGGAATGTCCGCCGCCATATGAGCCGCCGTAGCCGTCGCCCTCGGCGTCCCGCTTGGAGTCGCCAAAATAGACGTTGTCGGCCACTACCTCTGCGGCAGTGCGCTTATTGCCGTCCCGGTCCGTGTAATCCCGGATCTGGAGACGGCCTTCCACGACGGCCATACGGCCCTTGGTGAAATACCGGGAGACAAACTCGGCGGTAGAGCGCCAAGCGACCACATTGATGAAGTCCGCCTTCTTCTCCCCGGTCTCCTTGTCCTTGAAGTCCCAGTCCACGGCCAGCCGCAGGGATGCCACGGCTACCCCCGAGGGGGTGTGCCGCATTTCAGGGTCCGCCACCAGGCGGCCCTGAAGAAAAATTTTGTTGAGCATGCTTCGTCCTCCTACAAGTAACTTTTCCCGATCAGTTTCCGAAATTCTTCCCGACTGTGTGTTTCCTCGTATTTCTCTTGGCACTCCCGCTTAAGCTTTAAGTCCAGGTCTCTGTCAAAATGCACTCCATACTCGGCACCATTGTGCCAGTCCCAGCGGATCCATACCCAGAACCCGTTTGCCTCGCTGATTTTGCGGTTAGGAGTGCCGAAATAAATATGATGTCTATGGAGCCCATCTGTTGCCCCTGTGAGGTAGCACTCTCGCGTATCGCCCTGTAAAATGCTATCCATCAAACAGCCTGCCAGCGGTCCATCAGACCGGACAGCTCCTCCGGTGTCATAGTCTCTATCCCTTGTGCTTTGCACTCCTCTACCACGCTGCGGATGAGGCGGGTCATCTGCTTGGTGTTGTATTGACTGCTGCCGTAATAGGCCCGGATCACCACCTGCTCCCCATCGCGGGTGTAGTCCACCTGCTCCGTGACCCACCCGGTTCCCAGCCGGGACCATGCCACCTCAAAGGTTGCCGCCTCTTCCGGCGCAAGGTGAAAATCCCGGAAGACACCAATCTCCCGGATAAAGCCCCGGTACAGCTCCTCCTTGGTCTGTCCCAGTGCCGCCGCAAGTTTGTCCAGCAGCACCCACAGGTAGGAGTTAGCGTCCAGGCTGCGCCTACGGGTCTGTTTTCGGGCCTCAACTACCCAAGCGCCGTCCATCTGCTCGGCAATCTTGGCGGCCGACGCCCGGTCCCGTGTGCGGAACGCCGCCCAAAACCCCTCACTGTCCTCATACCAACGGGCCTTGTCACAGGTCAGTATCATGCGCCAGCATCCGCCATACGCTTGCTCTCCGCTCTACCACACTTTGAGCACAATGCCAGGCCTCCGTATTTCTGCCGCTGGACATCCGCCTTGACAGCCGCCTTAATGAGCTGCACCCCGTCCCAGTAGTCTGGGAAACGGGCGCCACACTCCTCACAGTACACAGGCGTATCGCCATCCGGCGGGACGCGGTTTCCGGGCTTTTTCTCTTTCTCGTCCAGCTCCGCGCTGGAAATCTTGTCAGGGTCCTCTCCAGTCGGCAAAGCAAATGTCCTGAGCCACATGTACTTAAAGGCATACGTCATCGCCTTGCCGCTCCCCTTATCCTGCGTGTCCGCGCAGTCTCCGCAAGAGGCAATCTCTATGTATTCCTTGGGGTCCTCCACATTGACCATCCGATATGTCACATCCACGTGGGTAATCGTGCCCGCACGGTTCGTGGTCTGGGCCACTGGGTACACGATCAATTTGTGCTTCAACAGCTCCGCCCGCATGATAGAGGTGACTTTTTCTTCTGACAGTGCGCGATAACTGGTCTTGTTAAACTCCACCCTATCGTCCTTTGCAAGGTACTGGATATCCCCCATAATGGAGGCAATTTTTTCGTAAATATTCAATTTGGCCTCCTATATTCCAAATTTAGAAACCAGCCTGTTCCAGATGATGTCGCACACATCATCAGACAAATACTTTTTGTTTTCACGGTCTGCTGCCTCCAAAACTGCTGTGATAATCTCTTTCCGGTGCTCCGTGTCGGCCATATCTTCCCGACATTGCGAGCATAAGGTTTTACCTGCGCAGTCCTGTTCCGCTTCGCTGCCCCAAAGTTCCGCTCCACAATGTTGGCAATAGGCCTCTGCGCCGCGGTCTTGCGGATCATCCATTATTGGATGCAACATTCTTCGGCCTCCCTTTTCAGCTCGTATACCGCATTGTTTACGCCGCTGTGCGGATTGATCCGCTTATCTATTACATGCACTATCTCCATCTTTTCCAACTCATTGAGCCGTGGCCGAACCGCATTGAGGTCTCCAAACCCTAGCTTGTCCGCTACCTCAGCCGCAGTCATAGGTCCCGTCCTGAGCGCCGAGATAATCAGTGCTTGGCGTGGCGTGATCGTGGACAGCGCTCGATTATAGCCCTCTCTGCGGGTTTGCTGTGTAATCCGTGTTGACATTGATCCTCCTATCCATCATAATACAGGTATATCTGTTCCCCTTGCCGTCGTCAGAGCTTAGCCCCTCTGGAGGCGGCGCTTTTTATGCCTCGACAAACTCTCCATTTATCAGCTTATAGTAGGTATCTGCCTTAACGATGTCCCCGTCTACAATCGCTGCTTTGATGTTGATAATAGGATATGTCTCTCCGTCCCACTCACCGCGCTCTACTACACAGATTGCGCACCCAAGCGCTCCCTTTGCCTTGCATTCGGCTCCTGCTGCAAGTGCGACTCCCGCTCTGCCCGTAGCAGATGCAGCGCCATGGTCGCCCGTAGCAGATGCCGCGCCTCGGTTGCCCGTAGCAGATGCAGCGCCCTGGTTGCCCGTAGCAGATGCAGCGCCCTGGTAGCCCGTAGCAGATGCCGCGCCCTGGTTGCCCGTAGCAGATGCAGCGCCCTGGTAGCCCGTAGCAGATGCCGCGCCCTGGTTGCCCGTAGCAGA